TTGTATACTAGAGACTATGGTATACAGAAAGGTACATATATCTGTACTATCGATAACTATCACCAAGATCCAGAAGTTGTTGACTATGCTACAAGTGAAAACCCAGCAGAACATAAGTCACATAACCTAATTGAGTTAGAAAATGGTCAGTATGCATTGTATCCTAACAATAGAATGCGTATCTATGATAATAGTTTGACACCAATGGAACCAAAGATGCCTGACTTTAAGGTTTCAACGCAATATTATCAAGTTGAAAATGGTTTTGAACGTCTTGGTATGGGTCGTGAGGATGAATATTTCTGGAAAACTTCAAAAGAACGTGTAGAAGAGAAAGAAACTATTGAAGAAATGTACAAATCACAAGATGGAAGACCACTTGACTCACAATAAATAAAAATAACTGGCACTTGCAGAGAAAAATATGACAACACAACACGATTTTTTAGATAATTTGGGAAATCACCAGCATCAAAAGATGCTTCGTGAGATTGCAAATGATGATAGGACACCAAAAAAGCGCGATTATTTGATTCAGACTGAATTATATGAGGTCGATGGTGATAGTGACGACAATAATGTCCTAAAAGGGTAATAAATAAGATAGAATTATAATTTTTTATGCCTGTAGAACGGGTAAGTAAGGGTTTCAAAGATGTCAGTTCGTCATTTCAGGATAATCCCCTGACAAATGACCTGCTGGCTATTACTAATGAGACTGCGATTGCCCGTTCTGTACGCAATCTTGTCTTGACATACCAAGGTAAGCGTCCATTTAACCCACTTTTGGGTTCAAAAGTAAGTCGTTTACTATTTGAGTCTGTTGATAATATTACAGCATCTGCAATAAAGGATGAAATTGAGACAACTATCAATAATTTTGAACCCAGAGTGAATTTAACTAGGGTTGATGTTTCTCCAGATTTCGATAGTTATGAATTTAATGTGACTGTACGTTATGAAATTGTTGGAATTGAAGTACCACCCCAACAATTATCATTTGCATTACAACCAACACGCTAATGGCACTAGTAAATTTCTCAAATCTAGACTTCGACCAAATAAAAACGTCGATTAAGGACTACCTTAGGTCGAACTCGAACTTTACTGACTATGATTTTGAAGGTTCAAACCTTTCAACTATTATAGATGCACTTGCATACAATACTTACATCACCTCATACAATGCCAATATGGTGGCAAATGAGGTGTTTATTGATAGTGCCACATTAAGAGAGAATGTAATTTCTCTGGCAAGGAATATTGGATATACCCCAAGGTCAAGAAGAGCAGCAAGAGCAAAAATATCTTTCTTTGTTGATACTAGTGGACTGTCAAACCCACCTACATCATTAACCTTAAAGGCAGGTGTTGTATGTACAACTCGTAGTTTTGGTAGTGAGAGTTATTCATTCACCATTCCATCAGATATAACTGTACCTGTCGTAAACAATATTGCTACCTTTGATGATGTAGAAGTATATGAAGGTACAAGAATTGTAGAAACCTTTACTGTAGACGCATTTAACTTAAACCAAAGATACCTTTTAGGTAATGCTGGTATTGATACTAGAACTCTTTCAGTTTCGATAAAACCTTCTGAGTCATCTACTGTATCCAGACAATACAACCTGGCAACTAGTTTATTTGATATTAAGTCCGACTCTGCCATATACTTCCTGCAAGAGATAGCAGACGAAAGATATGAGTTGATATTTGGTGATGGTGTCTTCGGAAGAAAACTAGAAGAACCAGACTTTATTACTGTAGAGTATAATGTATCAACTGGTGCTGCTGCAAATGGTCTATCATCGTTTGCGTTTAATGGTAGGTTGCTTGACCAAGCAGATAGAGTTATCACATCTGGCATCTCTCTTATCACTACATTAGAAGCATCACAACTTGGTAGTGATATTGAAAGTGTTGAGTCTATTAAGAAGTATTCAACCAGAATATATGCTTCAAGAGAAAGAGCAGTAACTGCTGCTGACTACGAAGCACTTATTCCTATGGTTTATCCTGAAGCAGAGTCTGTTTCAGCATATGGTGGTGAAGAACTGTCACCTCCTCAGTTTGGAAAGGTATTCATCAGTATCAAACCATACAATGATAGATATCTGTCAAACTTGATTAAAGATAATATCAAGAGAGACTTAAAGCGTTATTCTGTTGCTGGTATCATTCCAGAGATCATTGACCTCAAGTATCTCTACCTTGAAGTTGAAACTAATGCTTATTATAATACAAACTTAGCACCATCATCCAATACTGTAAAGTCTGCGATATCAAGTAATATCGGTGCATATGCAGACTCAACAGAGTTGAATAAGTTTGGTGCTAGGTTCAAGTATAGTAAGTTCTTAAAAATTATTGATGACAGTCACGCAGCTGTCACTTCAAATATCTCTACTGTGAACATGAGAAGAGATATGAGAGCATCTATCAACTCATTTGCTGAGTATGAGGTATGCTTCGGTAACCGCTTCCATATCCAAAACCATGGACACGGTACACATAATGGTCAAATAGGATACAATATCAAGTCCTCTGCTTTCTCTGTAAGTGGTATTGGTGGTTCAGTTTACTTTGCTGATGTACCTAATCAAGGTTTGAAGACTGGCACCTTGAACTTGATAAGACTCATCTCACCAACTGAAGCACAAGTTGTCAAGAAGAATGTTGGGGAAGTTGACTATGTGAAGGGTGAAGTAAAGATATATCCTATCAACATTACTTCAACAGTTGTCAATAAAGGAACTCCTATTATTGAAATTTCTGCCACACCATTCTCAAATGATGTCATCGGATTACAGGATCTTTATTTGCAACTAGATATTAATAACACAATGATTACTATGTTGCCTGACGGTATATCCTCTGGATCTGATGTCTCTGGAAGTAACTATTCAGTCTCCTCCAGTTATTCTAATGGTTCTCTTGTTCGTGGTCCAGTTGTCTTAGCATCAACGACTAGCACAACCTTGAGTGGTACAACTAGCACTACTACAACTTATACAGCACCAACATCCACATCTACATCCACAAGCACAACTACCTCCACATCTGGTGGTTCTACCTACTAAGACAAAGATAATAACAAATGGCAGAAACTAGAGTAAAAATCCAAACGATTCTTGAGAGTCAGCTTCCAGAGTATCTTGTGGAGGAAGCACCACTTCTTGTTGAGTTTCTTAAACAGTATTATATCTCACAAGAGTATCAAAGTGGACCAGCAGATATTGTTCAAAACATTGATAAGTATCTGAAACTGGAAGAAAACTCAGAAACAAAGGAGTTTACTTATCTGTCTGATGACATTACGTCGTATGATACAGAGATTCCTGCCAGTGCATTGGGTGTTGGTGGGTTAATTAGTACCTTCACTCAGGGTTTTCCTGATGAATATGGACTTTTACTCATTGATAATGAAATTATTACTTATGAAAGACGTAGTCAATACGCTTTTGAAGGATGTAAGAGAGGTTTTAGTGGCGTAAAGTCATACAGAAAGGACTCTACACCCGATGAACTGGAATTTTCAGAGTCTTCTGCAGCAAGTCACAAGAGAGAAGCACTAATTTACAACCTTAGTGCCAAGTTTTTAACAGAATTTTTCACAAAAGTCAAGCGACAGTTCATTCCAGGTCTCTCTGATAGAGAATTAGCATCAGGATTAAACCAAAGAAGCTTTGTTCCTAATGCAAAAGACTTTTATGAGTCAAAAGGAACGGATGATTCGTTCAAAATTCTGTTTGGAGCACTTTATGGCGAAAGAGTTGACGTAATTAAACCCAGAGAATACCTTTTCAGACCATCTGATGCTGGTTACAGAACAACAAAGGACTTAGTTGTTGAGGCACTTGAAGGAAATCCTTTAGATCTCTTAAATAACACCTTATATCAAGATGCATATCCTGAATATGGCATTGAAAACTCCTATGCATCCATCACTGACGTTCAAAAAATATTTGAAGACGGCAAAGAATTCTACAAATTGAGTTTTGATGCTGATTATGACAAAGATTTGACCCTTGAGGGAACTTTGTATGGCAATTTTGTTGTTCATCCCAAAACAAGAGTCATAACATCGACCAATTCTGGCGATACTATCATCGATGTTGACTCAACTGTTGGTTTTGGAACAACTGGCACCTTAGTTACTAAGTCTTCTTCGAGTGCAGACGTAAGTATTGCATACACTGGCAGGTCAGTAACTCAGTTTTATGATATTGTTGGACTGACCACCACCGTTAGTAGTGGAACTGATGTTAGACTTGATGTTTTTGCATATGGTTACTCTGGTATAACTACTGAAAACCCAATTAAGGTAAGAATTGGTTCAGTTCTTGATGAAGTTAATATTTTAGGAGATACCACTCTCTTTACAGATAACGATACTGCAAAAATCAAGACTTTAGGTATTTCTTCAGAGACTATTAGAAGAAATAACTGGATTTACAACATTGCAAACAGTTATGATGTCTTATCCTTCACTTTGCGGGATAGATCTAACTTTACATATGACATTGAACTGCATGATGACCATATCTTCTACCTTGGAGACAGAATAAAACTCACCGACAGCACTTCGGAAACTGAAAATTCAACTGTTGTCGATATTTTGGGTCCAAGAAGAATATCTATCAGAGGACAAGGCGAATTAGACTCTGATTTGACTTATAGTATTGACAGATATATCCGTAAACCAAATTCTAGACGATATGGTGATGTCGTTGATAACACAGCGAACATACAAAACGTATATACCGACTATTCTGATAATGTTTTAGTTGCTTCTCCATCAATACCTTTTTATTATAACCAAGTCTTAGAACCCAATAATAAAAAGGTCACGTTCTCTGGCACTTTTAGTGGAGAACAGATTAAAATCATTTCCAGAAAGGACCACGGTTTCTATACAGGCGATAAAGTATATTATACTCCAAATCAGACCACATCAACTCTTCTTGATGATGATGGTGAAGTCATTGAAGTCACAAAAACTATTAATAGTAAACTTGATAATCTTGATGAAGGTTTATACTATGTTAAGAGAGTAAGTTCAACCACTATCAGTCTTGCAAAGAGTCCTTCAAACCTCAATAGTGGAGTTTTCATCACTGTTACTGGAACTGTAACTGATAACATTATTGAGTTCTACGATTTTAAGGATAAAGAACTTGAAATACAAAATATTGTAAGAGAATTTAAACCACCCGTCAATAAGAGTGAGACTTTTGAGACTAAACCTGGTAGAACTGGTATTTTCATCAACGGCGTTGAGATCTTAAACTATAAGTCTTCCGAAACTGTTTTCTATGGAGAAATTAGTAGCGTAGACGTTGCTGCTCCTGGTTTTGGATATGATGTTATCAATCCACCAAGTTTACATATCAGTGACTCTCAAGGTATTGGTGCAACAGGAACTTGTGCTGTTACTGGTGCATTAGAAAGAATTGAAATAGTTGATACTGGGTTTGATTACGTCAACAAACCATTCGTTGTCATTACTGGTGGTGAAGGAAAGGGTGCATCTGCTGAAGTTAACACCACTAATGTTGAGCATAGTGTAACTTTCAACTCTGAGTCTTCATCGTCCGATCTTAACATCTTTACTGATACTATTGGGTTCTCTACCTATCATAAGTTCAGGGAAAATGAGCGTGTAATATACCTCTCAGACGGGCAGGAAGGCATCGCTGGACTTGGCACGGGGTCATCTTATTATGTGCGCCTAATTGACGGGTTCAGCGTCAAATTACACGCCAATGAGGATGATGCTATTGCTGGTATCAACACAGTAAACATCAATGATTATGGTGTTGGTATTCATAGACTGAAGTCTGCAGAAGGTAAAGATATAATCACGGATATTGTTGTTACAAACCCAGGTGAAGGATATAAGAACAAGGAAAGAGTAGCAACAACTGCAGGTATTAATACTGCACTTAGTTCTGTCAATATTGTATCTCATGGATACGAAACTGGTGAAGAAATTAAGTATTCGACCACTGGAACTGCTGTATCTGGTTTAACCACGACTACAAACTACCTGGTTAAGAAAGTAAGTGATGATTCGTTTAAGTTGGCACCAGTCGGTCTTGGAACTATTGCAAAAACATATTACTTGGATACTGAGCAGTATGCAGAGTTAGACTCTATTGGCGCTGGAGACCATAAGTTCAACTATACACCCATCACTGTAAGTATTGTTGGTAATGTTGGAGTTTCTACCTTAGCAGGTCAAGACTTCTCAGCAAAAATTCAACCAGTATTCAGAGGATCGATTGATTCCGTTCAAGTTACCGCAAAAGGTTCTGAATACGGTTCTGACACAACTATCAACTATAATAGACAACCACAGTTCCACTTTAGAAGTGGAAATGCTGCCCAGTTGATTCCTATCATCAATCGTGGTGTTATTCAGGAGGTTCTGGTAGTTAGAAATGGATCTGGTTTTAATAGTCCACCAGACCTTGTCATCAAAGGTAATGGCAACTATTGCAAACTTACTCCTATCATTGATGGAGGAGAACTTAAGGAAGTTAAGGTCATTAATGGCGGTATTGGGTATGATGATACAACTACCATTGAAGCAGTTGGTGCTGGACAGAATGGTAGACTGTTGGCAAATATTCAGAGATGGACTGTCAACAACTTCCAAAAGTATTTCAACATTATTAGTAATGATGATGGTATCATTACAGAGGCTAATAGAAGTGATAAAGGACTTCAGTATTGTCACCTTTATGCTCCCAGAAAACTAAGAGAGTCGGTATATGCCAGATCTCAAAGTTCAGGTAGTGCAGATATCAAAGACCTCATTCTGTATGGAATATCTGATCTTAGAAAGGTTAACAGTGAGGAAACTACTTCAACAAGTCACTCTCCAATAATTGGATGGGCATATGATGGCAACCCAATTTATGGACCATATGGTTATTCTGGTATAAATGGTGGAGTGGTTACTCAATTGAAATCTGGGTACAGTGAAGATTCTTTGACAAAACAGCAGAGACCTCCAATTAGTGTTTTCCCTGGTGGATTTTTTGTTGAA